GGAAAGCCAGCCGAGGAAAAGGTAAGCGCGCTTACGGCTAAGATCGAAGCCTTCGAGGCAGCGCGCATGGCTAGGCTTGAAAAGCGCAGAGAAGCGCTAGGCTCTTTCGCAGATGGTATCCCCGAAGGCATGGCAGGCGATCAGCTAGAGCACATGCTGTCATGGGCAGAAACTCTAAAGGCTAAAGCCTCGAGCTCCAGCGCTGCGCCTGTCCTTCCTACTGGTCAAGGCAGCCAAGATAACGCCAAGGCACCCACTAAGATCAGCGAAAGGGAAGCCGAGTGGATGCGCCGCACTAAGCCTAGCTGGCTAAACGCTCCAGAGGATCGCCAGAGAGTGCTACTCGATCGTTTTGGCCCTGCATGGGCTAAGCGCAGTAACTAAACTAGGGCCTCTGGCCCTTTTACTTAGGGGCTAGAAATGGCAGTAGATCTAGATCATGGCCTTTATCGCGATCTTGGCGATGAAGTCGTAAGCGTTCCTGTTAAGGCTGCGGCTACTTGGGCTGCAGGTGATTTCGTCAAGCTTACCGCAGGCTACCTCGAGGCCTGCAGTGCTGACGACTCGCCTTATGGAGTGGCAGTGGCCACCCTGGTTAGCGCGGACTCACCTAGCACTTCTGGCGATTCTGAAGCGCTGGTCTATGTCGGTGGAAACAACCACTACATTGTGCCTCCAGATACGGGCACTGTGGCGATTACGCTGGTCGGCAAAAAGTGCGACGTTGGAGGCGCTGGCAGCGCCAAGATCTCCACTTCGGTGGATGGCTCGCTTCTGATCGTTGATGTAGATACCGATGCTAACAAAGTGATCGTTCAGTTGAACGTCGCAGCCAACTTCGCAGGAGTCTGATCCATGCTTACCGTTGACCAACTGAATAAGATCGCTTTCGATCGTGGTTACCAGGCCATCGCAGATAGCTACACCGAAGCAGATGAAGTCTGGCGAGAGCTTCTGCCTGCAGATAAGATCGTGGTCCCGTCTACCGAAACCTTGACGGACTACCCCTACGGCGATCGAAAGATCATGCCTATTGGACTCGGCGAACTGCATGAGATCGAGGAAGGCCAGCGAGTGCCGCAGGATCTGATCGGTGAAGGCCCTGTCCGTCAGTGCAAGCTGCGCACTCTGGCCACTGCGCTTACCGTTACCGAGGATATGCTTATGCTTCGGGACGCAGAAACGCGCCTGGTTCGAGACGTGATCGATTGGGGGCGGCGAGTCGCTGGAGCGGCTAGCCGGTTTAGGAATGATTTTATCGCTGGCATGTTTCAAAAGGGAACGCTAGCGGCTGGCTCTACCAAGTACTTTAATAACGCTTACCGTGGTACGCCTGATTCGAACGCAGGTTTCATCTACGATGGAAAGCCCTGGTTTGCCGCGTCTGGAAATGCTCACCCTGCGCAGGGCTATACGGGATCGGTCGGCTCGTTCGGTGAAAACCTGATCGCGACTGCGCCTTTGACTTCTGCGAACGTCCAGACTGCTTACAGCACTATGTCTGTTACGAATGCTTATGACGAGCGCTATCAGCCGATCAGCATTCGGCCTACGGTGCTTCTGGCAGGCGGTAGCATGCGCCAGACCGTAGCGGCGATCACTGAGTCCGATCTTCTGCCAGGCGGTAGCAATAACGATGCGAATGCATTTCGCGGATTGCTTCGGCCTGTCATCTGGGATCGCCTCACTGACGATACCGATGCGTGGTGGATGCTCGCAGATGATCCCGGCATGATGGTTTACGACTCTGGCATTCCAGAGATCCGCACTCGAGTGAATGAAGCGACTCGCACTGTCACCTTTGAGGGCTTCATTCGCTTCGGTGCAGTGATCACAGACTGGAGAGGCGCCATCTGTGCTAACAAGGCCACTAGCTGATGAATGAGGCGCATCGGCTAAGGCTAGATCGGATCCTCAAAGGCGAGATCCCTGCAGGTTCCTGCGAGTCGCGCACTCTAGTAGTGATGCTACTCGCTGAAGCGCTGCAGGAAATGAAGGCGATCCGATCGCTACTCGCTGATCTTTCCGCTCCAGCCGAAGCCGATGCGCAGCCAGAGATCGATCCTTCGGATCTTCTGAAGGGTCGTGTTTCTGCAGTCAAGCTAGCGATCGGCGCATGCGAAAGCGCTGATCTTCTGCGCCGCTGCCTCGAGCTAGAAACAGCCAAGGCCAAGCCTAGATCGACAGTAGTAGCGGCGATTACTGCTAGAGTCGAAACACTGAACTGAGGTATGCCATGGCCTTTACTTTCGACCCTACCACCGACGTAGGTAGAGTGCGGCTTAGGCTTTTCGATACTTCGGAACAATCCGCGATCTTTTCCGATGAAGTGATCGAGGCTCTGATCGCAGATGAAGGCGGATGGCGAGGCGCAGTAGCCGAAGGCGCTAGGATCTGTCTGGCGCAGATCAGCCGCTTCGCTCGAAACTATTCGACCACTCGAAGGGACGGGACTAGCGAATCTGTAGACGAAACGGCTTCAGCTACCTACCTCGAGCGCCTGATCGAGCTCTATTCTACAGCTTCTCCAACCATTCCAAGGCTGAAGGTTAGGCGCCTAAAGGGCTACCCTTCGGATCCGTTCTACAGGAACTAAGATGGCCTATCAGGTTTCGAGGCTAGAGCCTGCGATCGTTGTCAGAGGCGAAACCATTAGCCGATCTCTAGTGGTCGCCTCTGGTACCGCTACGGTAACCGTAGATGATGGAGGCGCCTACACTCTGTACTCGGCTACAGGCGCTTCGCAGGCCACAGGCACTACCTCTAGCGGCGCAGTATCCATCGCTACGCCTGCAGGCCTAGCCGTAGGCGCTACAGCCTATGAAGTTTGGGACGTATCGGTAGCCAGTGGCACAGCGCTACCGCCTATCCGCAGGCAAGTGCTCGTAACCAGCGCAGATATGCTCTCTGCACCCTGTACTCATGCAGAAGTAGCCGCAGGCCATAACGGTCTAGCCACCTATCCTAGTGGGCAGACTTCATGGGAAACGCAGATCCTTAGCGGTTGGTATCGAGTGATCCGCTGGCTTATGTCGCATTCGGCGCTGGCTGCGACTGCCGAGCTCCACTCGCCAGACGTCCTATACGATGCAGCGATCTACGCTGCGAGGCGTGAGATCTTCGGCTATCTCGCCACCTTTGGCGATGAACCGTCCCTAGCATGGCGCGACTACTACGAATCAGAGTTTAGAACGGAGATCGAAAGCCTTCGAGCGCGCTTCGATACCGATGGCGATGGCGTAGCCAATACGACACCGAAGCGGGTTAGCGTAGATGGGCCTGGCTTTCCAGGGCCTAGCATCCTAAGCGCAGGAATCTAGGCTATGGCGTTCCTTCGATTCGATAAGCGCAGCCAAGTGCTAGAAGATGTTCTAAAGATCTTCGGGAAGAAATCGAAGGCGCTAGAGCCTAGGGACGCAGGACCTACTATCGTGCGAGTAGGCGATATGTTGCCAGTGCCGATCGTAGCGTTCCTGCGCAGAAACGGATCGAGTAGAGCGGCTGCCAGGCGCATCGTAAGGAACGCCGGAAAACGAGCGGTAGATCGGATCCGAAAGGCAGTCAGAGGCCTTGATCTGATCTCGCCTCGAGGCACACCCACTAGAGGCCTTTTCCTGTCTAGCTGGAGAGCAGAACTCGTAGACATAACGGGCACTGGCTTAGCCATCGATCTAGCGATCACGAATAAGGCGCCCTATGCGCTTTACGTCCACCCTAAAGGCACTGACAAAACCGATACCTTTATAAATGAGTATCTACCTGATCTAATGGAAAAGATCAGAGCAGAGATCGCCGAAGATATTCGATCCTTTGTTACTCGCATTGTGCGAGGCCTCTAATGCCTAAAAAGGGCCTATTACACTTTACGATGCGCAGGGAGCTCCAAACGGTAGCCGCTGCCAGTTTCGAGGCTAGAGGCGCTGCGCCTGCGCCATCGGAAACGATGATCGGCAAAAGGCCAGCGAGATCGGTGGTAGAGTTTCTGCGCAGGAACAAAAAGGCCCAAGCCGCTTACAGGCGGATTAGCCGCAACGCAGGAAAGCGCTTGGTAAACAGAACGCAGAAGAAACAGCGACAGCTAGACCTGATCGATACTCGGCTAATGATCTCGTCATGGCGCTCTAGCCTAGTCGATACTAGCGACACAGGACTCGCAGCTGACATACGCCTAGAAAATGAGGCGCCCTATGCTAGTTTTGCGCATCCTAAAGGAACGCCAAAAAGTAATCGGTTCGTGGTCGCCGAACTACCGAGCATTGTTGACGCAGTCAGCGAGGAACTAGCGGTAGATCAAGCAGAGTTTATCGCTGGCATGGCTGCAGCTATCGCAGCGGATACAGCGCGATCCGCTTTTGTCGATCTTACACTGCGGGGTAAGTGATGGCCTACCACAAAGGCAAAACCAAGCCGAAGCCAAAGCCCCAAAAGGGTAGCCCCCTTGATCGCTATAAGCGGGGTAAGTGATGGCAGATTACGCCGATCTCCAGGCTAGGATCGAGGCAGTGATCGTCGCTGGAGGCCTAGCCGTAGCGCCATCTGGTAGCGAGCCAGAGAAGATCCCTGCCCATGGCGCTAGCCAGTGGGTAGCAGTCGATCTAGTGCCAGGCGTAGGCTTTACCGCTTCTAATGGCTACGCTCGAGAGCAACACGAATGCCGCTTGTCTATGATCTCGGCGATCACTGCGGATCGAAATGCCTCGAGGCGGACTGCGCTAGACAATGCGCTAACCCTGCGATCGCTTCTGGATACCGCTTCTGCTTTGTCGAGCGTCGCTGCGCATGCAGTATGTGAAGACTATGAGATAACCGAAGCGGGATCCTACTTAATCGCTACGGCTATATTTCAGATAAACGCAACCACTACGATCTAGCGAGGTAACCCATGGCAGAAACGAAAAACTTTCCAGTGATGCGAGGCACGATCCTAAAGATCACAGACGCTACCGGCACTCCGAAAGAATACGAGTTCAAGCTTACAGAAGGCACTGTAGAGTTTACTAATGCTGGCTTCGACGAGCATCGTATGTATGACACTAACGGCGATCTCGGCGACATTGTGAAAAAGGGGCGTCAGACAGGCGAAAGCACGATCGCGATCAATACTAAAGTATTTGATCCAGGCGACAATTCGATCGAGGCGGTAATGGTCGATGTTTTTAATGCTAGCGGCTACTTCGGATCCGATTGGGTAACCACAGGCGATAGCAATAGCGACTTTAAGCAATTTACCGTAGCCTTGATCATGCCTGCGAGCCATGGAGGCAAAACCTACACTATGACAAAGGCGCATGCCAAAAGCGGCTTTACGCTAAGCATGGCGCCAGATGGCCTAACCCTTTCGGGTACTCTGGCTAGCAACGTGGCAGCGATCACGATCAGCTAAGGCAACGTAAAAGGGAGCAACCATGAAACATCATAGCGAGCCTAGATGGCAGACAGGCCAAGGCTTTCCATGGATGGTAGTGAAAGTGAAGGGGCAGGCCTTTAGCCTGCGGATCCCTGAAGTGGCTACCGCCTCTGATCTAGTGGCCTACTACAGTGGGATCGTTAGCTACTCGCAGAACGCTGCGGCGATGGCTAAGGCTGCAGCCGAAGGCGCTAGCGACGCAGATACACTCGCCAAAGCCGAAGCCGCTAGAGATACTGTTATTGCTTCGCAGGTAGAACTTTACGGCGCTCTAGGCTTTGTTTTGC